GGTGGATAGGTACGCCAGCCTGTGTTAATACTTTATCCGCGACCGATTGGTCGTCTGTTCCGTATTTAACATTTTGCGGTGTACCGTTCTTTACAATCTCAGACATGGGTTATCTCCTGTCTACTGAATAAAAAAAAATTACGACGTAACGTCATATGTATTTACTTTAACTTCCATACTTATACTCAGAGGATTTCACGATATGAGTTTACAAAATGCTTACAGTTCAAAAATCATTAAGGGCTTTTCTACTTCGGAAATGCTTCTGGCGATAGAAAAAGCTAGCCTGTCTGATAAAAGTCATGTGGCTTTGGACAACATACTTTACGTCACTGAAGTGCAAGACGTACCTCCTTTCCCATACCCTATTTACGATGTTGATAACAAACAGGTGTTTATTGATGCAAGACCTTATACATCACTTGACCGTAGTGGTGATATCAAAATTCGTAATGGTTTGGATGAGCAATTAAATCTACTTTGCGCACGTTTGGAAAATTCATGGGTTCTGTGTGATAGACCTGAAACAGCACAACGTGCATTTGCTATGGCTTCGGATGTACTGATCCGTTGGTTAACTAACACCATCTCACACAGATATGGCCTCCCACCTAATCAGAAGATAAGGCTGATGGCACTGGTAGCAATGTTCTCTATCGGACAATACTACAATAATATCGAAGATAAGTTAACTATAGCTAGACATCTTCAAAGCATCGCTAGAAACAACCCTATCTCCATTGAAGCTATTGAAGAAGTTAGTGAACGTATTGATGGTGGCTTCCCTAGAGACGTCGATGAATTTATTGAGGCGATTGAGAAAGTAGACTTTGGGCCTCGTTTAAAAGGCTTTAATACGAAAGCGTTATATACAGTATTAAGCGGGTCGTGGTGGTCGAATACAAATGCTGCTACTTTTGTTGCGATTGCTATTGAGTATCCGCCTGCTATGGCTGCACTGGTTGAGATGGCCATCGAAAATTCGATGTTCAAACGTACCCAGATCGGCACTATAGTATACGACATGAACCGCGGTAATGTCTTTACAAATTACAGTCGTGGGCTATTAATGTTCATTGATCAATACAAATAGGAGTTACTGATGGGAAACTGGCTTGTTGCACACGCACAAACGAATATCTGGTGTAAACCTTCCAATGACAGACGTTGGATTGTCAAGCCGGGCAGACTGTCAGCGCCTGAAGGTGAGACGTTTGGAATGGAGGTACAGCGCTATTCAATACGTCTTCCTGAAAAGGGCAAATGGTTCCATGTATTTCAGTTGGGTGCGTTTACTTACCGTGAGTTAGGTATAAGTGATCTTTCTGATAAATGGGTTAGCTTTAAAGATGTAGTTAATACATTCGGTACGTTGATCACGGTCTACAATGATTTAGGTAGAACATTGCCGCTTAACTACTGCTGGATGCGAAAACAACCGAACGGTAATGTGATAATGGCGGTTGAGAGAGTTGGCAGTCAAGTCGACTTTAGTGTGGAATCTCTTTACGTTAGATTCTACGATGGTGCATTTAGACATTCTCCTGAATACACAGAAGCTCACAAATCACAAGTGTATGGACAGATCGTAAGTAACGTTGCGGTACGTCAGACGGTAGTTAATAAGTTTAATGGGTATCGAAATAATTACCCGGGCGAGCCGTCCGCGTACGTTAACGGTTATGAAGTGGATATATTAACTACTGCAGACATTGCGCTGTGGGACTATGTTGAGATTGTCTACGACGGTCTGGTCGAAAGTATTGAGTATTTCGATGTTAGTAAACTATCTACATTTACCAGTGAGTTAGACGGGACGCGGAAATATCTAGTACATCCTGAAAAACAAATCGACACCATTCATTTTATTAACGACATCGACTTCTCGGTGTTGAAAGATAATCGTGGCGTTTTCTTTCACCAACATATGTCTAACTCGGTTCGACAGGTTACACATAACGACTACAGCGTTGGGACATTTAGACTTAATGAATATGTAGTTAAAATGGATGGGTGGAATAGCACTAAAGAGCTAACACTGAAATTGGTGATTAGACGGAGTGGTATGGACAAGCCGCTTATCTTTACACATAACAGGATTCAGGAGCTTTATAAGCTTAAAGATGCTGAAATCGTATCTGCCATCTGTGGGATAAATTCTGTCGTGGAAGAATGGCGTGGTAGCGTACTGGAGCAGAGTTCTTATAATAGAATTATGGCTGCCAGTTACGGTAATATTACAAATGAGCTATGCACTGATGCCTACGGGTACAATGCTGTTAGTAAGTACGTTGCTGACACTCCAAATAAAACAGAGTTGGATGCAGGTGTGCTTGTCGCTTTTATAGCGCCTTTACTAGCACGTAATTGTACGGTGTATGAATACGACATTGACGGTTTATTGTTAGGTTACTATAACCATACTTCTGATTACAACTCGCGGTACGTCTGCCGCAATGCCGCTGCCGCAATGGTCGAGTGTATTGAAGGGCAGGGTGGGGTTGGATTAGATGTCACTTGGGACGCTACGACTTTTAAGGTTGACCTTAAGAACAATTATCGCTTTTATACTAATTTATTATTAAGTGGTGAAGAAGCGGATGTGTTTGAAGATGTGACCGGGACAGATGCATACACGGTTGGGTTTGATGGTGCCATAACATGGAACGTCGACCTCTCTAGACGTCGACCTGTTGTAGTATCCGATGTTAAGTTCTTGACTTACGGTTTAGAGATTCCTATGACTGACGGTCACGCTAAGTTTAGCATTGACCTGTGGGAAGATGACAACAAATACGCGCCTATGCAGTTTCAGCCAGAGACAATGGAAATATGGATGAATGGCAGAGCACTTGTTCCCGATATAGACTATTACTACAAATGGCCTCAGGTTGTTGTATGTAATAAAGAATATCTTGAGGACGGTGCGAATAGACACAAACCGTGGTTCGATATTAGATGTCGTGGTTTGGCAGATAAGGTTAGACCACCAAAAGTGGGATTTGTAGTAAACGGCCTTCTGAGTAATGACACGTACTTTGATGTTAAGGACGATAAGGTCATTCAGATAACTGTCGGCGGTTCAGTCCGTCATCGTGAAGATGTTGTTTTCCGAGAAGATGGTAATGTTGGAATTAGCGACGTTGTCAATGGAAGACCTTGGATGGTGAATGACGCCACTATACCACTCCGTGATATTGTAAGTAAAAATACATATTCCATGAGGGATGTTTCTAGAGATTTAGATAAACGCATAAACGCGTATTTAAATAACTTCATACCCACACCAACTGGAATAGAGTTTAACCCTATCCCTAACTTGTATAAATTATTCAGTCCTATTATGAATAAAGTTATACACGACATGATTAACGGTGACTTGGCATTGTCGGCAGATGATGATTTGTATTACATAAGTACTAGTCAGTTTGATAAAGTAATGCTTGAATATGTTTACCTCTTGGACTATGAACCGATTTTATTGGGCGCGGATTTACGTTATGTTATCGTACACCCGCATGACGGACTTGACGTTATTGATTTAACGCCGTTACAGATGGCGATGATTGACAGACTTAATGACCGCTACCTTGCCAATAAAGTTATTATAAATAAACTGTTACAGATTAAGGCTTAATTATGGCTAATGAAGATCATATCAATAATGGGAGCGGTTATGGCGTTCCCATTCCGCAACCGGACCGTCGCTTTACCTTATTTGATAAAGACGAACTGTACACAACGCCGTTAGGTCCGGGTAGTCAAGTTGCTAACCCGCGCGATCTAATTGTTGATTATGCAAACCAATCTTTTTGGCGTGTTATCACTACAGACTACACAAACTACACATACGAGCTTGAACCATTTAACCCAGTGCCTACATTTAATGGCGACGTGGTTATTGGCGGCTGTGCGCCATCGTCTTCTGATACGTTCCGTGTTTATGTGGACGATACTAAACATCCTGCAACACTGCGCGTCGATGGACGGTTGACTGTGGCGGGCACTGACTTAGACAGTGTTCGTATATTCCGTGGTAAGGTAATTAGTGCAGGTGGTGAGGTCATCTCAGGTAACTATGCTAACGGCAATATTACTTCAGACCGCATTCCATTGGCCTTAGTCGACACCACAGGTAATCTATCGGTTAAATCGGTAGCGCCGGGTGTTTGTACGAAAACGGTTGAGAATGGGGAGCTAGTTACTCTTGTTTTTTATAGCGACACTACTGAAGTGGCTGCCATAGCGTACTGCTATATCGTTAAGACGAACATGGTAATGGCCATGGATGCTCCAATTAAACAAGTGTTAGATGTTAAACTAATTAGTCCGTTCATGTCTAAGACAAACGAACGTCTGTTAGAGCTTCCTATCAACATACCTTTAGACGACATTCCGCTACAGGCTGAAGTTGTTTATACTGACGGTAGTAAGCTTATTACAATCGATGGTACTAGCGCTACGCTAGATGGTCTACGTAACAGCGGTGCACATGACACGTTCTACATCAGTTCCACACTAGGTCAGACATTGGCGCTGAACCTATCTTACCGCTTGGGTCGTACTGAAACATATCTTGGAAGCGATGTTGTTGATGGGGTTATAATGAAACCTTACAGTGCCACTACTTTAGAGATTGATGGTGCGTACAGTGTTAAGTTGTTTGTTGTACCTAGATGGATAAGTCCGGAAATCGGTTACCGTCTTGACTACTATCTGTATGACTTAGAGCGTGGTAATGTTTTCTACGCTACGCCGTACGTTACAGCCGGGGACAACTCTGAGATATTTGACCCTAAACTGTACAATTACAAACAGCGCTTAATCGTTCGAGTTAACCTTGCTGAAGTTAGTCAGACGTATGCAGCGCACATACATCCACAGTCGTTTAATATATCACTGCAGGCTGCGGGTAATGTTACTGCTGATAACTTCTACATCGGTTACACACCGGACGGTGAAGTATATGGCGCTGGTGCACGCGCATTGTTTGAATACAGTAATGCCAAATACTGGACTCTTAATCTAGCGTCTGGTATGACAAGTAAAGCCGAGTGGCTTACGATGATGTATGGGTTAACGTACCCACTATATGATCGTCGTAGCGAAAGTGGGATATTAGAGCCTACACACTTCCAAGTGTTGATTGGCGATAGTACATACACTCGTTCTGTAGATACATGGATGGATACATTTAATGTTGACTTCCAAGTTAATGAGAGCGATTTGGTACTTGTTCGGTTTATCCAAAGAACACCGCAAGACGAGTTGCATTTAGCACAAGCTTCACTGCTAGCTCACCAGAAATAAAAAAGCGGTATTGATGCGGCTAGCTTAGGCTAGTCGCATTAACAATAAGGTATTAAAACATGATATTACGTGCTAACGACTGGAAGCGTCCTGAATATGAGGATGCAATAGTCCATTTTAAAACTAGCAATAAGTCATTCTTAAAGTTAGCGTATATTCAAAAGCAGATGGGTGTTAAACATTGGTATTGTTGTTTGGCGTTAGTGCAGCCTGAGTTGGAGTTTGTTGATCCACATTCAGCGAATTTAACACTTGAACAAAAAAGTATGATCGCATACGAAATGTTCATTAACCCTTGGTACTTCTTTCGTGAAATTGTACGTGTACCGCAAGAGGGTGCCGATCCTGTTCCTTTTATGATTCACCGTGGGTCGTTTGCATTAATATGGACGTTCTTTAATAATATCGATATTGCATTACTGCTAATACGTCAGCAGGGTAAAACGGTTGTAGTTGCAACGCTACTCGTTTACTTAAAACGTATCCTTAAGAACTCGCGTACAATCCTACTTACCAAGGATGCGGGACTAAGGTCTGAAACAATAGATAAGATGAAAAAGATCCGTGACACATTGCCAAAATACTTGTGGGTGACGATGAAGACCGATGCGGATAATAGTGAGATATTCACTTACATGAACCGCAATAACAAACTGATCACTGCCATAGCGCAGTCAAATATAGCCTCGGCACAGAATGCTGGACGTGGTTTAACATCCGCTAGGCTCTTTAGTGACGAATGTGCATTTACTAGATATATACGTGCCATGCTTCCCGCAGCACTTGCATCAGGTACAACCGCTAGACGTATTGCTGAACGTGAGGGTGTTCCTTACGGTAACGTATTTACAACAACGCCGGGTAAGCGTGATGAAGAAGACGGTAAGTACATCTATGAGTTATTCCACGATGGTTACTATTGGGATGACAAGCTCATTGATGTAGAGACTAGGTCTAAGTTAATTGAACTTATTAACTCTAATTCTAAAGGCGATCGTGTATTAATACACGCACCATTCAACCATCGTCAGTTGGGGATGTCTGATTTAGAGTTATACGATGCAATGGCCAATGCGTCAGGTACGCGTGAAGAGAAACTACGTGACTTTGGTTTACAATGGACCGCAGGTTCTCTATCGTCACCACTAACCGTTGACGAGTCCAGAATGATTCGCGATAGCGTTATTGACCCGATACCGTACCATGAGATATCTAAAAATAACTACTGTCTTAAGTGGTATTATAATGAGTCTGACATTAAAGCTAAGTTAGAGAAGAAACACATTATAGGTCTCGACACATCAGACGCAGTGGGGCGCGATAACATATCACTTGTACTTACCAATAGCGAAACTTTAGAGGTTGCAGCTACGGCTTTGATAAACGAGAGTAATCTTATAGTCTTTACTAATTGGATAGCAGATCTTTTAACTAAGTATCTAAACACCATATTAGTAATAGAACGTAAGTCTTCCGCTCCTACAATAATCGATTCATTACTACTTACTTTGCCCGCGCGCGGAATTGAACCAACGCGCCGTATTTATAATACGATAGTGCAAAACAGGGAAACTGATGATGGCGATTTAAAAGAGTTTAAGAAGAGCACTAAGGTTCGAGACGAGAGCTTCTATGAAGTATATAGAAAGTACTTTGGTTTCGTGACAACGGGCGCTTCGCGTAAGCTCCTATACGGCGAAGTCTTACAAACTGCAGTTCGCATGGCTGGCGATAAGATCAAAGACAAGCAACTTGCAGATGAGCTATTATCTCTAGTGGTTAAGGACGGGCGAATAGACCATAAGACTAGTGGGAATGATGATACGGTAATTGCGTGGTTATTATCCTGTTGGTTCATGCTGTTTGGTAAACGTCTTGATTATTATGGAGTTTCTAACCGGATACTAATGAAGCGGCACGTTGTTTCAGATGAGGGTGAGGAATTTGATAGTGAGGAGTATGAGCTTGAGCTTGCGCGTCAGGAGGAGTTAGCGCTTCAGATAGACGAGCTTTGTTCACGCAGTGCTAGCAATCGTAATCCATTCACTAAAACAGTAATCGAACGCGAACTTAGGGTTAAGCTGGCCAAGTTAAGTCTTGACACTTCGCAGGCGAGTACGGTGGGTGAGTTACAGGAGCTAATCAGAAACGAGAAATTACAATCGAGGTATTTACGATGACTAGTTTTATTATCCTTGTAGTGTGTTTATTATTGTTGTGTATCAGTGCGCATGTTTGGCAGTTCGTGAAAGAGACAATTCGTAAGAAAGGTCTTAAGAGCGGGATGACTATCGGCACGATTGCATCGGCGGTAATATTCAGCAGTGCCGCAGGTGCGGCTACATTTATAATACACATCGCAGAAGTATCACCATAGGTAAACGGAACATTATAGGGTGGGTAACGGTAACATACTGTTACTGCCCTATAATTTTTTTATTTGGCATTGAAAATATTCATGGATATATATTATCTTAGTGTAAATACTTACATAAACTTTTTAATAATGAGAACTACAATATGTCTGACATTCTATCTAAGGTAAAAGAAAACATAAGTAAGATCGTATCAATCGATAACACAGATATGCGTTTGGTGGCGAATTATGACGGGAAATGTGTCTGGTACAACATTGTGGGCCACGACTGGCACGGCATGTCTGATACTAAGGAAACTATCGATTTAGTTGAGCGTGGAGTACGTGACATACTTCACATAGACTCTAGTGTTAATTTATGTTGGGCCAGCTATTCTGATTATATAGACCTACTTTATGCAGGGCAGTTATCAGGGTCTATGTGTGCAAGCCTTAACCTGTTGAGTGAAAGTAGTAAAGCCGTGGAGATGGCTGATGTTATTAAAATAAACAACGCTGGCATATTTGGCAAATAAAAAAGGTGGAGTGCCCTCAGTCAATGACTGAGGGCGGCTCGGGTATTACCCAGACGTTATTGTAATAACGCCATTACTAGCGTGAGTATTTTTTTTGGGTTTGTGCGGAGCCCGTTAGGAGATTCCAGACACTCCGAAGGCGTCCGCGTCTGGATGTGTGGATAACATCTTCGGCATCGGAACCTCTATGAGGCACTGCACGTAACCAATTGAACAATGTCGTATCTCCGCATATACGATTATTGCTAATGTAATTAGAAAATGTATGTATTCCATATATCCTTCCTTACATTATATAGTCACTTACTGTAATAAAAAACCGTATTGTAATCAATTACTTATACACATTAGAGGATAATGCACGTATTAAGAAATATAACATTGTTGCTGTGCGTACTGATGATAAGGCAGACGATGCGCGTAATGAACTGTGTTTCTTTGCATAATCTTCGAGACGTTTACGTAAGCTTAACAGACGAGGATCTGACGTTTTAGATGACATGTATAATGCACGCATCTTGTTAATGATGTATCCAACGTCGTTGAACTGTATGCGTTCTCTAGCGATATAGTCAAATGCATGAAGTACCGTATCCTCCATCATAGACTCCACAACTTCTCGTTTCTTGCCTGTAGGTGTTCTAGCCATAGAGCTCAGTATGTCAAGGAGTGCCTGCTTTGAAGTTGTTGACATTATATCTAACACTACACTTAACAGGTCCTGCTTGATGAAACTACTTTCATTTCCAGACACGTCAAGAAGATAAAGCTTGGCAGTGTTGTATGAGGTGACTCTGTCTTTAATGATGTCGTCGCCTGCGATATTAATTCTGCTTGAGCCTGTTTCTATTCTCAAGTTGCCAGATCTGACTTGGTCTAGTATTTTATACTGGTCCTTTATAGATTTACGGATACGTGTTGATATGTCGGTAAGTACGTACATGATTCTGTCATCGTTGTTAAACTTGACTATGTCATGAAAATGTGGGCCTGTCTTATCGAGGAATGCCTCAGCACGCCATTTAAGTACTTCACCCCAGCTACCTAAACGCTTAAGTGCAAACTTCATTGAGAGTGCACTATATACTGCTTCAGCTGCTGCATTGTCCACAGGCTTATCAAACTGATTTGAGTATAGTGATGATAGTAATTTGAATTGTAGTAAGATAAGTGCTTCACTCATTGCTAACTGTACGGTCTTATCCTTACTGTTAAGCGTAGACATGCACATATGTACGAACCATATGATCGAAAGGTTAAACGCGTCACTGGCCACTTTACGGTCCGTATAAACGGGATCGACTGAGTATATCGCTTCTTGTAGGAACGATTCATCTAATTGTATTACTTCATCGAACCACTTGTATCTATCTTGATCGAAGTAGCGGATACGGTCAGTACCCATTAGGTTACCTCCGAAGAAGTTTAAGTGTTCTTCACGAGATGCTAATAATTTCATGTAATTTATTACGCGTTTACATGTCGCCATAGTAACTACACTGCCTGCACTGCTTTTACTTACTTCATCAAATGCGTTCTTTATAGACGCGTAGTGTGTACTGTATTCTGTCTTTGCTTCTACTGCAACGTTTGGCGTTCGTACGTTATAGTTAAGCAGATGCGTTATCAGACTATGGATTGGTGTTGTGTTCATGTTAGATCCTTTTGGGTATTCCAAATAAAGATAGATATATTTTATTAAGATGTAATACAGTAAGCTATTATACTTTGTTTTTAATTTAATCGGAGATACAACAATGAAATTTTCAAAGCGTGCGTCACTATTTGCAGCAATGCGTGACAAAGAATTAAGTAGTGAAGTACTAGATGCATACATTGCACCCGTAGGTGTATTATGTTCAGTGATGGTTACTGAAGAGGGGACCTCGCTACTTAACGGACGTACTACCTTTAATAACGATCCGTTGAGTGACTATCTGGTCAAATGTGGTGTTACCGGGACGTTCATCTTACACCATAAATCGATGATGTACGGTGTGGCGCGATGGATTAGCTATCAGCTTCATCACACTCCATTTGATGAATGGTGTAATGACATCATTATATACACTTTTGATGATATAAAATCAAAAGGCGGACGTGTGGCGATATCTCCGATAGAGCGCGTGGCGTTGTCATATGATGGCTTGCCACGTGAGTTAGATACGTATTCACAAGACGACAGTTTTGATGGGTTCATCATTCGCGGTGTTCTTAAGTCTGGTATCGTTAACTGGTATCATGTATTACCGACACGCTATTGTCAGGGACGAGTTATTGGTTACCGGAACGAACCTACCGATAAATTTATTATAGTCGAGGTGCAGTATAATGATCAAATGTACTTTACAAAGGTGCGTAAATTTACCCAAACAATGTTGAGAATGCTTGATGAGTATCAGGGTAAGATCGTTTCGCGACGTGTTAAGGTACAGTTTAGCAGTTACCTCCCGGGAGATCGTATAGATAACTTTTCTAGCGCTACCGCATTATTCGTAATAAATCAATATGTCAAATCTTAATTAGGAGAGTACGTTATGGATATATCAATCCAAAGGCTTTGTATCGCCAAATCACTTGTCAATGAAGACTACTCAAAGGTAGCGATTATCGACGACCGCCATGGTCGTAAGATGTTCCTCCTTGATGATGATGTGAAAGAAGGTGATTACGCCCTTGAAGTTTTTAACCCGCAGACTAATGAATTTAAGGTGTATAGTTTACACACATCTTACATGTTCACGTATTATAGTCGTTCAACTTTTAAACGAGCGTTAGGTCAGGCGATTGCTAATGTGGGACTACATGCTGTTAACGTGGGTTTATTCTACATGCTTAACGGTCGCGCGCGTTTACACCGCAGTGTCTTAGACGTTGACTGGGAGCGTGTAAGTACCGATAATGTGTGGGTGCTGAACAAGACTACTGTTAACAACGAAGGCGACCTACCGCCACTTAGTATTGAAGTGCCAGAATTCACAGGCACGTATCGTAATCCATTTGAACCTTTAAGGAAGTAACATTATGAAAAAGACATATTTAAACATGACTGGCCGTAGCGATGTGACCATCGCAGACTTTAACATCATTGATAATCTACCGAGCACTATAATGGATCCATTAAATGCTGCGCTGGCAGAGACCGGACCCAGTGCATACAGTAGAATTAAATACGAAATGGATAAGATCTCTATTTCAGGATTTGTACTCGATAAAAAGAATACGCCTCCTGAAGTGATTCAAAGATTTTCACTGCTTAGCGATTACATTTGCAGTAATGCTTACATCTTGATCTAAAAAATGCTAATATAATTAAAGAGGGGACTTCTGTCCTTTCTTTTTTTTTGTCTCTAGCTCCATAGAGCGATTCTAAGAGGTTTAAGCGTTATCAAAGTACAATCGGATAGCTAATATGCAGTTTAGCGCTATTAGATACTGTATAGTGCGTCTGGAGGCGGCTGGCGCGCCATTGCTGGATCATGTGGATATAATTTTGGGATTTTGGAAAATACAAGTTAATCTCTAAAGTATCAAGTAGTTTTATTTCTTATCATTTGATTTTCTTTTAAAGTCTTTCGTTCTTTTCTTTTTTAAACTATACTTAGATAAAAGAGTAGGTACATCTAATTGCTTCTAAAAGCTTCTAAAAGCTTCAAAAGAGTTGTTTACTGTTTTTTTTAACACTTAAAGGCTATTCTTTGTAACTAAGAGTAGCTAGTGATAAATCACGGATGTGAAATGGGGAAGGAGGGGCATTAAACCTCCACCAGTAGGGTGAAGGAGGAAGCGAGAGGATACCGAAGGTACGAGAGAGATGTATGTGAGTCATCTCATGAAACACCCTAAATCGTACCAATTTAATATAATAGGTTGCAAGTAAAAAAATACAGTTACTTAACCTGAGGATAGTTTTACCATGAGACAACGTACACTTATAGCACTTGATATCGACAGTGTACTGAATACTTACGATGACGTTCTTCTAATGGCCAATACGGTTGATGTAGAAGTTGTCATGAAGTTTAAGAAAGAGGTTAAGTTCTTTCTACCACACGATGGTAATAAACGCACACGTGATCTAGGGATGTTTGTTAATCGCAGGAAGCTCGCACTATTGAACTCGATCATCGATGGCACAGATTCTGACATCATGGGCATCAGTAGTTGGTTCGGGGGAGGGCGTGACGATATAAGCATTGCGACTTTCTTAGGCATCCCACTAGATAGATTCATCATATCTGAAGCTACAGGTGGGGGGCGATCCCGAGTACGTGCAGTCGCTAAGTTAATACAAGACGACGATTACGACCGTCTCTTAATATTGGACGACCAACTTGAATATTGGAGCGATTACGGCATAGCAGTACACCGTGCGCCTATATACGGCGATGTAGGGTTGACGATGTCTATAATGCCAGACATAAAAAGAATTTTAAACACCCCAGTAGATAAGGCTAAAATACTGTTACAATTAACGTGAGTAGTGATACTGTGTAGACTATACACATAGTTACTATTAACATAGGTGCCATTAAATGAATCCATCAGCCAAAACGGTTAGCATGACGCCAAGTGAGTTTGTTATTTCAGTTAGCCAAGGAATTGTACAACCAGACCAGTTAGTGCAGTGTGCTGGTACGGCTAATAACGTTATGCTAGAACTTTATAACATATCTGCAATGCAGCCAGCTGAAGACACCGCTGGGATCTTAATAGAATCGTTAACCGAATCCTCCATGGAGATAGCGCCAAACGCATCCATGTGGGCAGAAGTATTAAACATCGCCTTAGCTGCGGTCAGAAACGGCAAGACACCTGCTGATGGGATTAACATACTGCTGGAGAATAACTTCGAACGATTCATGAAACCAACTGAAGTTAGCTCACTAGGCATCCGTAATCTATTCGATCAAGCATTTTATTTAATCATCCACACGGTACGTGACGGTAAGGTTCCGACCGTACATTAAACGAGGAGGCGGACATGTTGCCGATTAGCACTGCAAGAATTCTATTTAACCGACACGCATCGTCGGCTAACTCAGGACAGTCAGATCCTAGAACAGAAGCGCTCACCATCGCATTAGCGGGGACGAGAAGAACCGAACTAGCACTATTACTTAACGATGTGAGTCTAATTGACTGGGACAGTAGTTTTAAAGAGATACCTACCTGCATGGTCTGGCTATACCATGATATCATAAAGCGCAGTATGGCTGAGCAAGACAGTTTCGAAGAAGCGGTTAAGTTCGCAGTTAGGTTTATAGGCTACCGATTATGCATGTACACAGAACACTGCCACCCGTCCGATATAATTGAATGGGTGAAACAGGTGGTGCATGATCTATACATTGAAATGGCTTATGATGAAATACATGCATAGACATATAGAAAGGACTAGAGCAGCTAACGCCGCCCTAGCTCCCTTTTTTTATTTGTTTACACTTTAACACGTCCCGCATGCATTATGTGTTTCTGCTTACGGTTCTGATCATTCAATAGTAATATGACATTCCATTTACTCTCGAATAACTCACCATACATTTGATACGAATCAGCCCATTGATCAATAAACTCTTTGTATCTACCAAAGTCACGGCCACCTTCTAACTTAGTTCTATCAACGGTAAGTGCTAACTCACGGAATAAATAAGCCTTAGTTGCAATATTCACTAATTCAGCAAAGTCTTGGTAATAAGGTTTCTTTATCTCAATAAGCTCATCACTGTATCCGATGCGACATTCTAAACATATGTCCGCAGAGAAGTTTTGGTAATCGTTAACTTTAATAACGTTATCACCTAATAACTCTACTTCCGCATTTGTTATGTTAGGGATTGGACTATGTGATGCAATGACCGACTGCACACTTCTTTCAAAGGGTGATACAGAAAAAGAGGAGGACGACTGTCCGGGCACACGCTCAGAATAGTTAGAAGTAACGTTTAGTGAAACACGATTTACCTGAACAATATCACGACCTAACGTCTTTGTTCTAGGGATAACGTATATTCTACTATAATCTTCCAACTTATCAAAAGGTATCCCATCAAGCGGAATAGATAACATAACTCCACCAGCCGCATCAAGATCTGGCTTGATTAAATTGTCAATAACCTTATCCCGTATCTCAGCATCAATACTTTTTCTACGTCGCATGTAACGGTCTTCTTTTCCCCGAAATCCGTCTTCTAATATCTCCGACGGTATGTCAGAAAACTTTAATCTATTTATAGCGTACTCTATAGCGTTCATAGGACCTCCGTAATCGTCTACATATGATTCACCCTACCTCCATAAATAAAAACGCTGTAGGTCTTCCTATGAACGATAGACAACACAGTAATGAAATTATAATCAGACATATTTTATACTGTATATAGCCATCAGGAATAAACTTGTATGAAACTAATTATATTGCGATTCGACGATAGAGAAATCTACCATTCGATCGAAGATAGAGGTATCAACATATCAGCCGTGTCGCGGAATGACATATCTAATCTGATACTGCTGTCTATCTTTCACCGCCACTGTATCGTAGCATTAACCGATGAAGCATGGCTACTTTACGAAAGAGCACCAATTAACATCCGTAACGTAATCGATGATGTGGTAGAACATCACGTCATTAATGGCAGCTTTAACTACTGGTTAGAGATGGTGCGCCATCTCGGCAATACGAACACTATAACAAAAATCAACCATCGCCGGGTTGATAAATTCGAGGTATATTGTGAATAAAATAATATTTGAATTAGGTCCTTATGTAGATCTAGTGCGGAAGTTTATAACGGACCGATCCGACATGTTTACGGGAGACATTAAAATATTTAAAAATCCTAGAGACGTCGACTATTGCCCAGAACGTCCCATCTCGCTATACGAAGCAGTTAATCTAAAAGATGTACGCGGTGGTAAAGACTACGCCAATGCGATGAATGAATTCCATAAAGAACTCACCATAGAACTTATATGCGCGGTACTGTGCGAGCACTTCAATTCAATACCTGAAGAGTTTAGCAATGCTTTTTACTTACTAGCTAATTCGTCGATCCATAAGTGTCAACGTACGGATGCAGCATGTTGGGCTAAGATATGTAAAGCTGCCAGACGAACCTCAGTGCCGTATGCAACGCTGAGAGACGGACTGTATAGAACTAAGCGAGTGCCTATTGGAATTACTAACTCAGACATTCGTAACATATTCCAAGAACTGTTTGTTTCAGTCATCTGTGAGATGAGAAACATACTACCTGATAATTATTGGCTTACCGTTGACTTCCAAGTCAAGGGTGATAATGTACACCTACATTTCGGCGAGGATCTAAGACATGTCATCTTTAAGAGAGATCATGGAGAAGACAAGTGGAAAGGTGATTACGAATTACCAAGCACGAGCGAAGATAAATAGAAGAGCGCGGCTCACCGTTGAAGATACCTACCTAGGTACCGAACAGCGGTTAGAGCGGTGGGGCTATTGTCCGAGTAGATGTGATGTTGAGGAATTTGTCGCGAGTATTTTTGACATGTACCTAAACAGTGCTGGTAAGGGAATTAACCGGGCGGTCGTCGATATGGCGACTGCAAGACTTTGTTTTATTTGGTACAACGAATCTACACATGCCCCGCTTCATACAAACCTACATATAGAGACGTTAGTTAACTTCATCACATCTGACCTTTATATGCAATTAAAATACATTCAGGCTGGACGTATTAAAGACTATACAATAAGCGGATACTTACTATCCATTTTAGTATAATAAAAGAATAAGGAATAAACAATATGTCAAGCTCAACAAAGATTGTTATAGGGATAGCGCACATAGAAGAACTATGCGAAGATCTGCAGGAACTGGAGGTATATGACCTAACCGACGGCGATGTCGACAACTTCACATGGATAACGGAAGTCATTAAAGGCGACCTATTAAATTACGGAGAATTCGATGCGGTCATTACAGCTGCACGGCTTCTCCACGAACTTCACGGAGACTTAACCATTGATGAATATATACCCCACGTCCAGACGACGTACGAACTTCCCACGTACCATAATGTTATCGATATTATACGTAAGTCTATTGACGATCGACACGTTGCTAATTGCGAATGCGATATCAGAGGCGGGCGTCTTATACTCCGCACTTACTTCACATAGGTAGAGATTATGAACTTAAATGTAGCATTACCCGGCTTTGACCATATACATCAAGATGTCATACCGTACACCCAGTCGTTAGATACTAGACGCATTATGGAGATGTTAGTTGACGATCTAAATGGCTTACTTAACATGGCAGTGGATAAACTCAACGGAAGAGACGTTGATGCCAGAAGTATATCGAATACTCTTGAACATTTAGTGCTAGACGCCGCTGGAATAATAAGCGCTTCCGGCATGCACGACATGAAAGACTGTGTTAGTAAAATGTTGCCTGCCATCTTCGACGAACTCCGAGGTTATAACGATTGGATTAATTATCGATTCATTTATAAGAGCCACACTGTTCGTGGGAACGGGCACTGGCTACTTCGAATGTCTTCCATAAAATGTCATAATTTTAATAACCATGATTTAGATACGCTGTGTGATTTAGCAGCGGAAACAATAGAGGCGTATGTTAGTGAAGATGACCATAGGAATAAACGATCTAGTAGACGCCGTTAACGGCCTCATAGACGTCCATGAGCTTAGTAACGAAGAAAGGCTAGTAGTTTTAAATACTATCGTTGAAAAGATCATGGCGGTGCCTCACGGTCCACTGAATGAGCGCACACGCGCCATCGTTAAAGACATACTTGCTGTAGAGAGAATACAAGACGAATTCTACTATTATTCTACGGTTGTTGGTGATATTGTAGTAAGGTACTATGATTACATCAGTGATAGCGAGGGTTACAGCGCAATGATGGAGTTTGTAGTATCTAAGAAGATAATACAACTACAAGGCACTCCGTCATGTCGAATTCGAAGAGCAAGAGAGTCACTTTCTGTTTCAGAGACTACATCTATGAGATAAATGCAAGGATAAAAGAAATGCGCGATAGTCTAAGTGACGCGCCTAACATATTCAACTCAGTTATATTTGAAGGCATTATATACAACGCGCTGTATGACGATCTACTCACGGTCCCAGCCTACGAGGACGCACTATTCGGATTCTTAACCGAGCGTTATGTAGACCTATTTACCGATAACATGGTGATCGATGAAGATGGCGTTATTGTCGAGATAAGTGATCTACTCACTGAGCAGTTCAATTGGAACTTCGGTAACGAACTCCACACCGCGGCTGAGTTAGCAGCAGAACAAACTGTGGATATGTTCGTAGAGTTTGACATTGTCGATACTGACCTTCACGAAGAATTAGTTTATGTGTTGTCGAACATAACTGACAGATGTACACTAGACCCACTCGATCCTTTCGAGTGCAATATTGATATGACACGCAAGAAGGTAACGATTAACGCCACCAACGCAGGTGGTAGGGTACCTGTGCATATACCTAACTTTTTCATGGAGAGTTCTAATGAAAATACTATTCACTTTAGACCCGGAAGCAGTTGACCATATAGCTGAAGGTCTGGTGTCGATGTATTCGTCTAATGACTTACAAGATTGGCCTGCGGGTGTAAGATCTCTATCTGAGCTAATCTACAGTCAACTAGTTGACGAATACATCGTAGCGCATTACTTAAAAGGCGTATCGGTAGAAGACTTCTCAACCGCGTCTAGCTTTGTGACCGTACTTACGCTGATAGAAAAGTATATGTCAGACGACACTCTTGAGGAGGTATTCGATAGTCTAGATAATTTGATAAGCTCTGGAAATAGACTAGCAGCTATGTTAAATAGAGAATATCGCGACCTAGATAGTGTAGAAGACGTAACTGAAGGTGTTGCGTACATCATTCACACGTCAGTGCTAGAAGCAATTGTTGCACTTAACCTACACGCACTGTTGCCTGACCCACAGACAGGTGACGATGTGATAAATACTATGCCAATAACAGATGTCAGTTACAACAGTCTCAGACGTCGCCTAATCATTACTAAAGAGGAATAACCAATGGCAGACACTAGCAATATTAAATCAGGCATGACTGTGACGTTTAAGTTAGCCACTAAGTTAATAAAAGACGTATACACGAATGTTACTGTCAAGGGTATCGTTAGTTTCGATATAGCCTCGGCGTGGGATGATGTCGCATCGCAGCATGCAAACATATTCTCAACACTACCTGTAGGCACTCCCGAGAATCCTGAAGACTATGAGTACTTACTGGTACGAACAGTGGACGGTGAGACCTTGGCTGTCGGTGTTCCGTGGATATCTGGCGACATCACTGTTGTGACCAGTGCCACGTTACGTATAACCGTTAACAATGCATCAGTTGCGGATGTAGAGAAGGTACGCACCGCGCTTAACGGGTACGGATATACTGACCTCACTGTTGAAGTTTTAAGCACTTCAGCATCGTAACAATAAAAAAAATAACACACATGTAGGCTATACTTTGTAGCAGGCTTATCTCCCAGTAAGTTTAGTTGTAAGATATTAATAGAATGCCAGATCGCTGCGTTGATCATCTATTACTATCGAATTGGTATTACCCTTGTTGAAGTGTTTATTCATACCGACTCCTGTAATGGGCGTCGGTATGTTTTTTTATTTGTTTCTGTAAATATCCTGTAGAAATTTATGAGACGTATCTTTATATGTAACTATAATTCAGGAGTTAAAAGAACATGTCATACTTCCTTAGAAAGGATAATGAGTACGTTAGAGAAATAAATGTAGTTGAAGGGTATATGGAACAATTACTTACGTACTTGATGATCGCAACCGGAAAGAGCAAAGAGATATGCGGTGAATGGATACGTACCGAGTTCTCAAAAGGTGGCCGTTTCGAAATGAACGCACCAGTAGCCAATATAAACATCCGCGATAAAGATACAGGTGACCGTACTGGGATCCAAGTTAAAACCGATAAACTATTAAAATTAATAGAAAAGAACGACATCATATCGTCGCCGTCGCTAACATTCTACACACCAGCCAAAACTAAACGATCATTACTGTCAATATTTATTGACGTGAACATCAAAACTCGTGGCGTCATTAAGAAACAGATGATGACCGCGATGAGTAACGGTGATAAACAAACCGCATCGAATAAGAAGAATGAACAGAACTCATTTAAGACACGTAATAACGCATTGTCTGGTGCACATTCATCACAGTACACAATACTCTACAATAAGTCAACGCACTCAACACTGACGTCTACATGTCGTACTGCAACATCTTACGGTAATGCTAACAATGAAAAACTGCTCGCAGGTTCTAGACATTACTGGATGGCGGGCATTGTTATAAATAATATATTGTCTATCTGCACATTAACTGAGTTTGAAACATTCCAGAACTGTATGGATTATTACGATATGCACTATCCGACAGTAGCTGAAACGATGGAATGTATTACTTATTCGACCGAACCATTCTGGGGCAATGCTTCAGCTATGGATCATATCGAACATATTGTAGAAAACCTAACCCCTATCCAACGTGCTGCATTCGTATATATAGGTGACCTGTACCATGTACGTAAGTACAATCCGGAAGTAATTCGCGGATGGCTTGGGAAGATGATCGAACGTGTAACGGTACCTGCAACTGATGATGAAGTTAAAGGCATTGAAGATAACACCACCGCCGATCTTAGAGCACTAGTTGCACTACTACGTTCTGATATAGTAGGACCTCGTAATATATTTAAAGTTAAAGAAGCTAACTACGATGATTACAAACTACTTATGGCGACATCGCGTAGTGTCAATAATGCCTGTGGTGAGTACTCTTTATTTATCCGTGAGATAATGAACACACGGAATGTGCCAATATCGGTCGCTAAGATCCCTGACACCATCCGTCGCGTGTCTTTAGTATCTGACACCGACTCAACTATGGCGACAGTGCAAGACTGGTCACAATGGTACTGTGGGACAATGACAGGCGTAGAAGCAGATAACATCGCAGACTCTATGATATACATAGCAACGCAGAACATCGGACACATGATGGCAAGTATGTCTATCCAGATGGGTGTTGAAGATACGTACCTGCATCGCTACACGATGAAGAACGAGTTTAAGTTTAGCTCATTTGCATTGACAAATAAAGCAAAGCATTACTTCTCGCTCATAACCTCACAAGAGGGAACCCTATACAAGGATCCTGAGTTAGAAGTAAAAGGGGTTGCGTTACGTACATCTAATATTCCTGCTACTATCATGACAAAGTTCAGAAAGGTTATCAAAGAGCTTTCAACTACCGTTATGCTAGGAAACGATATCGAGATAGTTCCACTGTTAGAACACGTGGCTGAGATTGAACACAGCATTGTAGCGTCAGTTCAGAGCGGTGACTTCATCTATCTTAAGACTGGACAGATTAAGGATAAATCAGCATACTCAATACCTGAATCGTCTAGTTATGCATATTGGGACTGGTGGGAAACAACATTTGGCCCTAAGTATGGTACTGCAGGAGCACCATCATACGCAGTAGTTAAGATAGCTGTTAATCTTAACAATAAGACACAGATAAAAGACTGGATAGCGTCGATGGCTGATAGAGAGCTTGCAGGACGTATAGAGGAATGGCATAAACGATTCCCCAAACGCAAGTTCACACAATTGTTACTGCCTGAGAGTGTTGTGGCTAACAATGGAATACCTAAAGAGATATTAGATATTGCAGCGTACCGACGTATTATCTTTTCATCAGTTGAACCATACTACCACATCCTAGAATGTTTTAAAGTAATGATGATTGATAAGAACAGAACGAAGCTTGTATCCGATTATTATGGTGACCCAATTGACATTGAGCCATCAGAACTCGTCGGCGAGGATTAACAAATTCTCCAAGTAGTTGTCTATTATATGAACTTTCATGTGCTTAGGCACGTGGGACAATGTGCGGCTGTTTATGAAAGCACGCAACTCACGTTGCATAGTAGACAACACTTTACTATCCAATGAAACACCCGAACTATACCCTACGGATAACCCGTAGTGTAAGAAAGGCATCTTACATGCAAGTAAAAACCAACTAACCTGTTGGGTGTATATTGTAGGTATTGGCTCGATTAGATCTAAAGCACTATCTTTAAAGAATAGGCGGGTCGCGTATAATGCAGAACCGATGGTCGTAGATTTACCGAATAATGAATTGACAGTATCAACAGTCGTTTTATTAAGTCTGTTTTCAATATCAGGTATTGGATATTCATTAACACGATCATCTTCAGGTATTGTATTTCCAACGACTCTGTAGTAATGACGATTAAATAAGCTAATGTCCATGTAGGATTTTAGACTATTAAATAACGGGTACTTCTTAATGAAATTGTAGATGTTCTCTTCTACACCGTTAAGACTACGCCAGTTAGCCCACTGTAAGTACTGATACGCTAACATAGGCACATTGATAACGACAAACGCAAAAGCAGTATCATCGTTAGAGGTGCCCAATTGATAGTTGACATTTGTACTTGTATGATAGGCGAAGGTAATAGGAGACATGTCTTCCCACTTCTCTTTATCATACTTCTCGTAAGTAAACATAATAGCTTCATTGCCACCATTTAAAAAGGTATCGGTGAAGACTGTTCCGTAACTGGACGGTGAGGTCACATCTAAAGAGGTAGCAAGTCTTCTTGCACGATCTCTTATAATGTAATCGAAATTGCCAGAGAGCATTTCTTTATTAAGCACCAACCCACTCAGTAGTTTATAGACCAAGTTCGTCGGTGGCACGCTTCGAGAGCTAGATACATAACGTTCCCGAATGATTTTATGGTTTTTTATTACAGTACTAGCAATTGATATGAAGGAAGAGTTTATTACTCTACCTTTTGCAGTGGCGAAATCTGCATTAAAGTAATCTAACATTAAGCTACCCCTATTCTAAATTTATTTAAGTATATTTTATTAACTTGATATTCACGGACATACTAATCCAAGAATAATAAATAAGCTCTTAAAATACAATCCACAACACATAGGATAATACCATGTTCAACGCTAACGATAAAACAAATGCACCAAAAGAACCAGTAATGAAGAAACGTGCTGAATCTAAAACACCGCCACCACCACCAGCTCGTGGTAAGTTCTCTCGCTCGTTCACGCCTAGCTCTGCAAAGAAAGGTCGCGCTACTGAGTACACTAAACAAGTAAAAGAGTTCTTGGAAGAGAACAACGACACTGAGACGATTATCATCATGCCTGATAACGACTTAGCGCGTGATTTATCTGACTCATACGGTTTTGTTATCCACGCTAACCGCGTAGATGCTGATTTAATGTGGCATCTTCTTGTGTTTGAATCTTCAATCACTCCAGTTGCGATGGAAGAAGTTAAAGACCGCAGTCGTCGCGGTACACGTGAAGAGAAAATATTCAACTTCGAATCAACGTCAGATGCTATTACTGATGAGTTGGTTAAAGACTTTGAAGATTGGATTTTAAACACTGTCGAAGTTTCAGGTCAACTGTACTTCACTAACGCAACAGTAGTGCCTGTAGAAGTAGATCTTTCTGCTGCTGAGACAGTACAAATGTTGGCATGCGATGCTGAAGATAGCAACATCCTTATTGCAAATGTGGATGAACCATTCAGTGCTGAAATGCTAGCACAAAATTCTAGCTTACGTGCTAAGCTTACATTCACTCCGAATGAAGAAGCCGTAACTTTAGGTGGCATGCCATTACGTAGTGATCTACAAATTGCAATCTCTGAAACTTTCCGTGAAAAGAACGTTTCACAAATCCGAGCATCTAGCGGTTCACGTACGTTGTTAGAGATTGACGCGTTCGTAAATGCACGCTGGGTAGGTAACGAACTGCCTGACCGCGACCAAGATTTTGATCCTGCGACATACATCCCAGAAGTGGTGATGACTCAATCTAACCCATACCACCAAGATGTTACCTCTGGTAACTTCGAGCGTTTCTTCTTAGGTCTAGCAGCAATGATGTTCCTAAAAGACAACGACTTGTGGATGAAGCAGTTCGAAAGTAACATGCATAACTCGCATGCTAAATTGAGCGGTCTAGCTTACGGTATGTTCTGGCCGAACAATGAAATCCCTTCTGACATTAATTTGGTAGATGAAGATCCAACTGAATCGGCTAACTGGTTACGTAAAGTACTTTACCGTACAGAACGCAGCCGCAACATCCCAGTTGAGTTCGCTGTACTAATCAATGAAAGTACTCTTGGTTACGCTACACAGAAGTTGCTATTAGATGTGGCTGATGGTGATTTAACTGCGGTTGATAAGCTAGTTAAAGTATTGTCTAACCTTACTGACGGCGTAAGTGACGACGTCATGATCGTTCAACGCTCAAGTGATGTTATCTCTGGTCAAATCCGTGTACCTGTAGGTTACTACACTACTGCGGACGGCAATCGCCCAATCGAAGAGATCGATACATTACACATCATGAACACGCTTAAGGATAACTACCCTGAGAAGTTAGATGATTACTTCGAAATCGTACAAATTGACGATCGTGAATTTAACCACGAAGAGTCAATGAGTAAAATGATTGCCATCTTAAATCTTGTCACTGATGGTCAATTTAAACTTAAAGGTTTCGGTACTAAGCTGTACATCAACCCAGAATTCCTACAAGGTCTTGCAGAATCTGTTAAGCATGGCGATTCTGGTTTGGGTATGGAACTTGACAGCAATGTTGAGCTAAGTAATCGTGGCGGCCGTCGCAATACTGGACGTCGTACAACTGCTGGTCTATCTACATCACCATTAGGTAACCAACGTCGTCGCCACAGTTCTAACCGTAACGTAGGTCTATCTTCACGTTACCGTTAAGCTTGATTAGGTAACAACAACTAACTAGGGGTGCTCTGCACCCCTATTTTTTTCGTATATGTATTTTTATTTTGGGAGATAAAAACATGGCTCAAACGGATAATAGCAACGAAGTAGCAGAAGAGAACGGCATTAGCTTAGACATATACTCACTGGAAAAAGACTTTAAGAATCTAAAGATAGCACCTATCATCATAAACGATGTGGCTGATGAGTTCAGCGTAGGTAAAACGATAGATGTTATTAATGATCTTATTCGAGTAAGTTATGATAGTGACAAGTTAAACACCGTCCCGTCCTGTGAAAAGGGTTGTACTACAGGTGCATTTAATTATGACCCTGTTAATCCGATTAAGTGTCAGGTATGTAATACTGAAGTAAAGAGTATTATAAATCAACCACTAGTGCCTCAAGTATGGATGCGAGTACCTAAACGAGTTAACGCATTTATACATCCGCGCATATACCAATTGTTCAGTACATACTTCAAACATACACACTTTGATTTAATTGAATACTTAACCAATCCAACATACGTTGTTAACAAGCCAAACAATTATCGCGGTGGTCGAGTAGAGATAGAACGATTAATCACATTCTTAAGCGAGAATAAAATATCACGTGGCCTAAACTATTTCCAGAATAACTTTGACAGAATCATAGACCTGCTATTTATACAGAATCCTAAACTATTCACTTATAAGTACACTACGGTCGCTGCTGCCATTTATACCTGTAAACGGTTTGCCCAATTCATTGAGCTTTATCGTGATTGTGTATTTACTAGATACCTGCCATTCCCGTCTAAACTTATCATGGTTTCTGAACGTGGAGGCACTGCCGAATTTATTGACCCTAATATGAAAGATGCATTTGATGCACCTAAGACTATTGCGTCATTAGAAACGCGTTCCACTAAACCAAGTTTTAAAGTGGTGCAGGCAGAAACGGTTAAAGTAATAAAATCAATGGGTGCTTATTTCTCACACTACTATAGTAAAACATGTTCTGGTAAGACAGGTATGTTCCGTGGGCAATTAGGCAGTACTCGTGGATTCTATACAGGTCGTGCAGTAATCGCACCGCTAGCTATGGAGCACGCTTATGATGAGATACACACGCCGTGGGCTTGGTCTGTAACTATCTTCTCAGTGCATATCGCCAGTAAATTACTGCGTATGGGCCATAATCCAAAAGAGATTGGCAGAATTATCGATAGAGGCACTGTTAAATGGTGCCCGGTAATATCAGGAATACTGAAAGAAATAATTAGTGAATGTCCTGAAGGTGGGTATCCGGTATCTATGCTGCGTAATCCTACGTTGCGCCGCGGTTCCAATCAATACTTCAGAATAACAAAAGTTCATGACGATATACATAACAACGCAATAATGTTATCAGTGTTAGCTATCAAAGATCCGAATGCGGATTTCGATGGAGATATGTTACAAGTACGTCTACCTATAGACAACGTTGAAAAACGACAGTTCGAACGATGGGCATCACACTTAAACATAATGGATGTAGACCGACCAAACGCAGTTGCCGGACATATTACATTCCATCCAGAGATTACTACGATGGTTAATAACTACTTAACACACCACTCTATTTAAGGAGTTACAATGGCTAGAATTATTCAAGGCATGAATAATGAGGGCGTTAAAGATTTACTTTATACAAGGCCAGACCGTCTTCTAGATGACTATCATGCAAATCTATTTGGTGATGAAGGAATCGCACGACGATTCACCGAAGACATTTTAAACAAAAGCAAGGCTAAAATAGGTAGACTTAAATCTAGTCGTGCAGTTCGTGCCGCGACGGGCGCTTACCGTAAGATAAAGAATGGTGGCAGATTAGACCGCATCGAATTCTTATCTGATATCGGATCGCTCCAAAATGCACCACCACGTATGCAACATATGGTGATGTCAAATATACAAGCCCGCAAATTGTGGCTAGCAGGTAAATTAGCTGGTTACGAGAATGGGTTTAACAGTAAACCTGATCAACAGAATGCGATTAAACACTCGCATGCAAGTTATCGTATGGTGATGAATGGACAGGTGCATAAAGACGATGGTGAGCATGTATCACATACGTATGCACTAACCAATCATGAGCAAGATACTTTATCTGTTATTGACGTTGCTGAAATACGTCAAACGTGGGGCAAAGTAGATGAGGCAATATGGGCAGGTGTGGATGATCCAACATCTGAATATAATGCAATGCTTTAATTAGAATAAAAAAAAATAACTAGGTGTGACGTAAGTCATGCCTTTTATTTTTTGCCATTGAGGGAAACTATATGAACGTTATACCGACACTGTCATCGAAAGGATGGGCAGTAACACCCGAAGAAAGAATAGATGCAATACTAGCATATTACCAAGCGCTAAATCCATCTATGACTAATCGATACCGCGGTAAGGTCTTCTCACTCCAGAGTGCGATATGGCGTGGTGGAATGAACATGGATACCGTAGCAAATAATGTACAGGTGGACTTAACAACAATACTCACCAATAACTTCCCAGAAGGGGCTGAGGTCACAACAACTGCAGTACCGATAGACGAGGACGGTGCTACATACAACCTTAATATAGCAGCCACTGTAGTCTCTGACGGTCGGTCTTATGACATGGCTACTAGCTTAGATAAGGTAGACTCTCGTTTCATGACGGAGTACAACGTAGAACGAACGTAATACACACTTTAAAAAATACGATGCAGTAGATAGTTTGTAAACACGACAACAAATAAAAAAGGGGAAAGTATAATGAGTGACTTATTAAGACGTGCGATCGTTGAAGAAACACGCTCACTTGCGGTTGAGTTACGTAAGATAGATACAGACGTTGATGTCAGCTATGCTGAATTTAAACAACGCGTACTGCCATTACTGGCTAATCGTGGAGACGCGTTTAGTGTCACCGATTGGATAGCACTTACATCACATCCAAATGTAGCAATACGCGTACGTGGTGAAAACAATGAAGTGCTGTACAGAATACCGCCATTCTTAGAAAACTCTGAAATACGTAATAGAAAAGATACAAACCTTTCGGCATTCGCAAGCGATTTAAATAACATCGTTGCTGATAATCCTGCCAATAAAGATACAGTGCTATATAATGTACTTAGTGCATTTAAGACTGATAATATCGACATGGTTGTCTCTTCTGTAGAATCTATCCTAGCGCTGAATAAGATATTCAATGACCATAGCATGGATTTAATCGACATCTCTCCTGAAATGGCTGAAGTATATAACAAGGCCAAGGGTACTGACATTACTGACAATATTGCACGCAATAACGAAGAAGCTAAGGTCGAAGAAGATGATGTATTTGATGGCGGATACGATCTACCGTAATGCATACATACAAAAAGACCACCTTTTGTGAACTAACGGCCAAATCTATTGGCACTAAAAGGTACCTATTCGTTAGCGACGTACATCTAGGTCACAGTAGAACGCACACGTGGTATATCACGGATACGTTGAACAGACAAATCTTCAATGTAGAAACGATGCTAGACCTAGATGCCATATTCATACCCGGCGACTTGTTCGATAAACTGCTTAACTTACCAGCTTCCGAGATGGATGATATCAACGATTGGATAGAGCGAATGCTCAGACTATCTAAGAGTACTAATACACCTATTAGAATCTTGGAAGGGACGCCTAGCCATGATTGGAAACAGTCTAAGTTAATAACAAAGCTGAACGAGATATATCAGATACATGCAGATGTTCAACATTATGATGAGCTGTCTATTATCGACGATAAGGTGTTAGGCATCACAGTTGGGTATGTTCCTGATGAATGGCGTGAGAGTTGTGACCAGACCACCGTCGAGTTTAAGGAGTTGTTAGCTACTCGTGGGTATTCTAGTGTAGATATGATTGTCATGCACGGAATGTTCGAATTCCAAATACCGCTTGCCGCCGCAAAATCGGTGTCACATTTTAAAGAGGATGTTTGGGAACAGTGGGCTAACTGGGCGATCGTCATAGGACATGACCATCGACATAAACGTAAGGGGAAGATAACTGTACCCGGCTCGTGGGAACGTTTAGCACATAATGAAGAAGATCCAAAAGGTTGTTTAGTAGTAGACGTATCTAATGGCATTGTAGATATATATCATGTATTGAATGAACTTGCTATGAAATATATAACAATAGACGGTGTTAAGAAAACAGACGTTGAAGTTATTACATTAGCAGAAAAAGTTCTTAAGACATTCGGTGACTTAGAAAGACCCATTGGTCGACTTAAAGTCAAGTACAATCGAATGTACGATATAAGCTCAAGATTATCCGAATGGAAGAATGCATACTCAGAGGTAGTTGTTGAAGGTTCTAGTGAATCTGATGACGTTAAGATCGAAGCTGATTTAGGCGGAGACTTTAAACTGGCCGGAGGCGCAATAAATATAACACCTGACAATATCGAAGGTATTATACTTAGAGAATCTGAAGTAGATGACGATGATCTAGAATCTTTCAAGCGTGAGATTGAGCTTGTTATGAATACAATGTAACTTATATAAAAGGTGGTACTAAACTTTGATGGTGGATACGGATAAAAGAACACTAGGTTGGACAGGTGCCTCTATTGGTACTTCTCTAGCCTTTGAGCGGATAACAAATACAGGTGAGTTCGATACGGAGGTCGAGCCGCCTGCAATCCTAAAGATGGATGTTATCTATGTGAACTTACGCACACTCATTAGGAATGCGTATAACTCATATGAGTCCGCAGACCAACCATACCTTACGGCAGAGCAGATAGCCGAGGTGGTAACGTCTGACTGGGATTCAATAATGGCGTCAGTTAGTGCGGGGAACGCACAGACTGAAGTTAACGTATACCTATGTACATATGAAGGTATAAGTGAAAAGATTCCTGAGGGTAACTTCAAGAATAATACAACTGCTAAGCAATTAGCATTCGAAGCCACCGAGCGCGGTGCAATAGAGTTCTTTAAAGTAAACAGAAAAGATGATTTTTCAATAATCAAATACGCCCATGAGGGTGAAAATAAAAGATGTGTCATGTTGACACATCTTCCCTTTGACTTACTGTCTTACACCAAATTTAAAGATCTTTTATTACTAGAATCACACACCGGAAAGCTTAAACCTAGGCAGCAATGGCATACTAAATTAGCAGTTAAGAAGGATGGTCCTATCATTCCTTTTAATCTAATTATGTTGTGTATCTTCGGAGACAGCAGTATGTTATCCGCACAGCCTATTGCAATCCGGCGTGTCCTGTTGAAAATAAGTGAGGCTCGAAAATGGCACGCGTTAACAACGCACGATAAAATCATCCAAGATATCAAACTAGCACATGAACCTAACCTATTAGAATTTGTGCGACGTTATGATATTAAATTGTAAGTTAATGTTAATTATTACGCAGTCGTTTACTATATGTAGGCTACTATAAATTAAACCCGGTATCAAGGAAATTCAACATGTCATATCTCAGCGAGAATGCACTACAACTACGCACGCGTCCAATCGGCGGACGTCCAACATTACTAAAGTTAGATCCGAATCGTTATAACCGCGTATCGATGTCAGGACGTTTAGGTGAGCAGTGGTTAAATGCTGATCTTACAATCGATGAATGGAAAGGCTTCTGTCAATACATCGGTATGGCCGCTCGTTCAAAAGAACCTGTAACACATACGATCAGTTTACTTAAAAGTGAAGCAACCTACGGTGAAATCATTATCGGTCGTGATGATGATGGTTTCGTTTACATTGAAATCAATAACCGCGGTAAAGGTAAGTTACGTTTTGAATTCTTACCTAAACGCCAGTACGTACATCTTAAGAACGGTGCACCTATTCCTGAGAACGAACTCTCACGTAATCGTGCGATCGCTTGGTCTACATTAATCGAGCCGATGGTTATCGAAGCATGGAAGGCAGGCTACAAAGTTGAAGATGCGAAACCGATGGGTGGCTTCAATAAAGGCGGTTACCAAAAGCCTGCGTTCAACAATAACCAAGGTGGTGGATTTCAGCAAGGCGGCCAGCAACAAGGCGGCGGTTTTCAGCAAGGTGGTCAACAGGGTGGTTACCAGAAACCTGCTTTCAACAACAACCAACAAGCCCCAGCAGCAGCTCCAATGATTGATGGCGACTTAGACAGCTACTTACCATAATCAACGAATGATGCTTTCAGTGGGTCCGCCCACTGAAAGTATTTTCAAATATATTTTATAGTAATGAACAAGGTTATAACTGGGAGTTTGAACAATGAGATTATTACTTAAGAAAGACACGATGTGGCTTGAACATAAAGGCGCTACTATAGACTTCGGACAATTTAAACCTAAGAAGTCAAATAGTGACGACCCACGGGTTAAGAATTTAACACCTGAAAAATATGTAGGAAAGTTATCAGATGTGCTTTTCGTAGAGATTAACGGTTACTGGCAGACGTTAACTACAAAAGAGTTAGATAAGATATTTGCTATTTATGAAAGCATATTTGAGTCTATAATCGAAGCTCCAACGCAAGCGGAGCGACACGTAGAAATGCGTGATGGTATTACTAAGTTACTTGATACGTACCACGACTACGATAATGTTTTTAAGTTCATGGAAGGTAAGGAAGTCATTTCAACTGACAATGTTAAAGAAAGTTTTGACAGCACAGTCCATGACAAGATATCTAGAGCGACTACGTACATAAAGGAAGAGTACCGTGGCTTGGCTATCATCACTATAATTCTTCGTGCAGTGGCTCCTATCTGGAATCTAACCGCTCGCATGACTACTGTGGCAAATGAAAAGGCTGGTAAAGTATATTACGAAATGGAGATGTTTAGTACGTTGGCAAATACCCAACTAATTAACAGTCCGCCTTTTAGACGTCTTGAAGAATTTGTCAATGCAATATGGGATAAGTTTGAGAATGGCAAACATAAGCAAGAGGCTAAGAATTCAATACTTAGTTCTGTTGTGGCAGGCCTTGGGACATCAGATATTCCAAACTATTTGTTGGCCACGTCCGTAGTGAACAAACTGGCAGTGCGTGAAGTTAACACATTCAGAGATGAGGGTGATCTAATAACACACGTGTATCAACGTATCGATACTGAAGTTAAGAAACTAAAGGACAAGTTCGCTAGACTTAAGCCAAAAATGGCAAGCCGTAGTGGTGAGGATGAAGACAAGACAGGATATCTTGAATCATTTAGAACACGCGAAGAAGTGAGACGTGATGTACATATGTTAGTGCAGCACTACTTCTACGATTACCGTACTGCGAAAAGAGCATTAGATGAAGACATTCCAGCATCGCTAGTTAAGATGTGTATAGATTCATTTAACCGCTTCAAGCCGCAGCCTATCCGACCAGATCAACTGATAATTGTTCAGTGGGTGATGGCGAAAATAGTACAACATAGATCTATACCGCACATCGACAGATTTGCAATGATCCATGCGATGGCTATAACGCAGGCCGCGTTAATACATTGGCATCTTCGTGACATAGCAGTGCTTATGAGTTCGGCCCCTGCGGCAGCGACACATGAGTCAATATTAATAACCACACCGTTTGATACAGTAACTAACGACGTACGTCAACGTTTAGCTGCAACGTACCCATATTACCGACACTCACGCGCAACGACGTCACGTAGACAGATGTGTCCGGGACTTCAAGCGTTAGAAGCATACACTAAAATGTTTGCCGATCAAGAGTGGGTATTAAGCTGCTCTGCTAAACTCAGCGGGGAACTGAGACAACAGAGTGGTAAGTTTAAGCCTGCCAAGAGTCTTAAACTAGAACTTGCAGAATTACTTATTAAGATAAACAAAAGAACAGCATAACTTCAAAACACTTTTATAACAAGGATTACAAAATGAAACTAATTGATCTACTATTAATAGAAGTAGGTGGTTTAGAAAAGCAAGTACGTAGAACATTCGAATGGCAACGTGATGGTCAATTCGTAAATGACATCACAGATGTGGTTGAACGTACAGGCGGTAACTTTAGCATCGATAGCTTTGTAGGCGTATCGGCAGACGCATTGACTCTTTCAACCGACACGGAAGATATTTACATACCGGGTATAGACTCTGACGGCGGTATGGGTGAGCGTCGATTCCGATTCTTCTTACAAATCGAACTGGAACCCATGACTACGTTTAACCGTAAGCGAACTCGTGCTATCGTTCAAGGTTACACTAACCACGCTGACCTATCACACGGTAACAACATCGACCCTAAAATGTGGATGTATTTAAATAATGTAACGACAGTACAGGATTTCCAAGACGGTGCACGCGGTACAGTAACACGTATAATTGATACATCGCAAACGATATTAGCAGATCTACGCCGAAGTGTTCGTGGGGAAGAAGATAAGCTAATTCGCCCGTCGGATATCTTTGCACGTATTGAGAATAGAGAGGACTTACTAGGCGATGACATCTTAGATGATAGTATCGATACACGTAGTTCATTCTACTCCGGTATTCAACTTAACGACCGACGCACTAATGGAGCAGGCAATTACCTACATAAGTTAATAACGTCAGATTTAGAAGCCAAGGCTAATCTAAATACACGTGACACGGGTATCATTGATGATAATCGAGACACGCTGGCGTACGAGACCGCAGGTGGTTCAATGCAAACTACTCGCTCTAACCGATTCTTGCGCGCGTTAGCTGATACTGACCGTAACTTCAAGTTTAATAACCGTTTCGCGTTTAAAGATATCGCCTCGTTCTGTGATATGGGTATGCGTGAGCTGGATGATAAAACAACCGTGGCATTAAACGATGACTTTAGTGAGTTTGAGTCTGACGTATGGACTGGTGCATCTGCAGAAGTTAAAGCAGCGGCGAGTATCTGTCACATAATTCCAATTGTAATGCTAGATTGTTTTATTGACACTATCTCATTTACAATAAGTAATCAGCAAAGTAGAGGTAGCGATTCCAATATAATCATCGAAGACATGACGTCTATGTTAGGTAAAGGTTTACAGAATCGTGATTTAATCCGCGGCTTTGAAACCCGCATCAAACGCGAAGTGTTTAACCCAATAAGTAATCACGGACATCAGGTTGTAGATGTATCTATTGATGCTGAAGTTTGTGGCATTACTATTATTGAAATTACAATCGATGGCGATTATGGACGTTACGTCTTTACATCCTTTGCGGACAGTATGCTGGCTCCGATAGTAACTAACAACGTTACTAAAACAGATTCACTAGCAGATGGCTACATGGAAGTTCGTAAATGTGTAGACAATACCGTCCGTGACATGTTTGATACGAAGTCAACAATATCGTTAAGTACAGATGTTAATGCTGCACGTCGTAGTACCAGTACACGCACATCACGTAGTGGACGTAATGAAAGATCACGCGCAGAACGTCCTCGCTCGAACATGTCTCTACTAGACGACGACATTTTAGGTTCAAATAAATTTACTAAGTTATCCTTGGAGGATATATGAATACAACAGAATTTTATCAGGCACTATTAGAAAGTGCTGGACTAATAGTTAGTGAAGCTGGACACGTACTACAGCCAACTAAAAGTGAAGACCCGATACAAGTAGATGGCAAGGATTTAGTCTTGCCGACTAAGTTCTACTTAGATCAAAATGAATGGAGTGAGGTACATCCATTCCACCCACTTTGTGAAGATGCACTAATGGGACAGTCACCAACGTTCCACATATTAGCTAACATTATTCGTATATCATTATCACAGCGCTTCGCCGCGCTTATTAAAGATGTACTGACTGTGGGAGTGACTAAAGAACTACAGCAACAAGTACGCGACCCATCTGCTAATGAAATTCTAGCGGCATTCCCTGACGTTAAATCGGGTGCTATTAAATCATGGGCAACTGTCTACGGCACGTTCGCAGCAGGCAAGCATTTCGCTAGCATCTATATCGCCCGTAATAAAGACTTCGAAGGTAAGCAACATCAACGTGTTGGTGAAACAACTTTCCACGTCTTAGAAGGCGATAGCGATAATAGTCTATTGGGTGCTGTAATACCTAAGAAAGACACAGCTGGCATTCGTGCACTTGTTACTAAAGTGTTAGAAACGATACCGACCACGTACGGTTCTAATGCATCCGTACCGTACCTAGATGTACTATTACGATACTACATTGAGATGGCTAAACGTTACAATGAAATCGTAACACAGTTCGGTGCGGTAATTACTGCTAAGCCGATCGACATGGAATGGGTAGAAGGGTTTGAAGACATTGAACGTCTACGTAAGCGTATTCCTAAGTTACCGGGTAACGCAGGCGTTCGTAGTGAGTCTGACATGGTACAGAAGAAAAAGGTTGATGTTGAAGAGAAAGACAACGATGCATTTTCTAAGATAAAGACTCCAAAAGCACGTGCGTCAATTAAAGACATGGCACCGCCATGGGATGAAGAAGATGAGCCTAAACGCAATACGCGTTCTGGTCGTCGTCCGGTTGAAGATGTTCGCCCAGCGTCTGGGTCTATTAAAGACATCTTACA